CTTAAAGCAAACCTAGAAAAAGCAAACAATCAAACGTATTTAACGTTGGCAGTTTTCCAAACATATCCAAACGACTATTTATCAGCAGATCAAGTTTGGACATTTTTAATGGACAACCAATCAATAGATACAAAAACACCAATAACATCTATCCGTAGAGCAATTACTGATTTGACAAAACAAGAAAGACTTGTTAAGACAGATAAAAGAGTTGTAGGTAGCGCAGGAAGAAAAACATATACTTGGAAACTAAAATGACTGAAATGACAATATTTGTTATGGGTATATTTTTATTTCACTTAATAATAAATTAAAAAAGAAAGTAAGATGAAACACGGTAGTTTATTTAGTGGAATAGGTGGAATAGATTTAGGTTTTGAAATGGCTGGAATAGAAACCTCCTGGACTTGCGAATTAGATGATTGGGCAAATGGATTACTTCAGAAAAGATTTCCCAATGCAACACATTATAGAGATGTCCAGGAAATAGGAAAAGATAATTTAGAATCTGTTGATATTATAAGTGGGGGATTCCCTTGCCAGGATATTAGTACAGCAGGAAAAGGAGCAGGATTAGATGGGAAAAGGAGTGGTTTATGGTTTGAAATGTGGAGAATTATTTGCGAGTTACAACCAAGATGGGTTCTTATCGAAAACGTTGCAAATCTCGCTAATAAAGGAGGAGTTAGAGTATTGCACGATCTTGCCGAAGCAGGGTATGATGCAGAATGGCAAGTTATATCAGCAAGAGATGTTGGAGCAAAACATCTTAGAAAAAGATTGTGGATTGTCGCATACAAGAGAGAATTATTCAACTCCATTAAGCAGGGACTTCAGGGACAATTACACAGCTTTGAGGGGGAGAGTGGGAACAAAGTTCGAGGAGAACGGATTGCCGAAAACTCTATACAAGGAGGAAGTTCTAACCTACTTAACTCCACTAAGCAGAGATTACAAAGACACAGGAGGAACAGTAGCTTACGAATCGAGAACGTTGCCAAGAAATCTATACAAAGAGGAAGTTCTGAGCTATCCGACACCAAGAGCAGCAGACGCAGAGGGGGGAGCAGTAAAGAATGTAGAGATGAGCAAAAAGGGAAGTTTCAGCAGAAAAAACAAAAAGGGAGTTCGATACGGAGTGAAGTTAAAAGATGCAATAATGTATCTACACAAACAACTTCCAAAGGAAGAACAAAACAAGATATTGAAAAACAAAATATCAGAAATGGAAAGTTTAGAATCGAAACCTTTAAAATACTTAAAGATGAACCCGAATTGGATAGAGTGGCTTATGGGTTATCCCAAAAAGTGGACAGATATAACGACAGAGTTAAAGGACTTGGAAATGCAGTCGTACCACAAATCCCATACCAGCTCGGAAAAAGAATTGTAACGCTAAATAACCTATTGGAGGAATAATGGCATTCGAACATAAAGAAAATAGTGGATCACTATTCACTAACAGTAAAAAAAATAAAGATACGCAACCAGACTATACAGGCACAATTAATATAGATGGAACACTTTATCAAATTTCAGCTTGGAACAATGAAGCTAAGTCTGGTAAGAAGTATTTTGGACTAAAGGTAACTCTACCACTTGAAAGAGAGGAGAGGGCAGGATCTGGAACAAGCAATAATTCAGATATGCCATTTTAAACTTTGGGGTGGATTGGTTATTTTCCGTATGATATATTAACATAAATAATAACACTAATTTCCACCCTAATAAATTGGGGTAATTGTATAATAAAACACAAAACTTAAAAGGAGATACTTTAACTTTGTTAAATAGTTAATTGTTCTTTAAAAAGAAATTGTGCAAATACTTGGCTTGGCAGCATTACCCCATAAAAAATAGGCAAGATGAAATTCACGATAAGCGAAAGCGAATATATGAAAAACAAGCATCACTCTCTTGCCAAATAAAAATATGCCTAAAATTAATAAATCTTGGTTTACTTCAGAAAAAGATAATTGGGAAACTCCTAATTGGTTATTTCAAATATTAGATTCTTTTTATGAGTTTGATTGCGATGTATGTTCAAATGAATATAATGCTTTATGTAAAAAATATTTTACTATAGAAAATAGTTGTTTAAGAAATTTTTGGTATAATACAAATTTTATGAATCCACCATACGGATCTGAAATAAAATCTTTTATATTAAAAGCTCACGAACAATATCATTTATTTGACAAAAAGACTATTGCTTTACTACCTGCTAGAACTGATACAAAATGGTTTCATAATTACATATATAATAAAACTGAAATAATTTTTATAAAAAATAGATTACAATACAAAATAATGGGGAAAGGGGATAAAGACGCACCATTTCCTAGTATGATTGTAGGTTGGGGAGTGAAAAAAAACGATTTTAATCAATTAGAGAAAAAAATAAATGAAAGTTATAAATAACGCATTATTTACGTGCTTTATGCCACTTTGTTTGTTTTCTCTTACGAGAACCTATCATCATCAATTTAAATCGAATCTTGAGGTATTCTAACGAGAAAAATTTCTTATAATTGTTCTTCAATGTTGATTCCTACTCTATATACATTATAAGCAGTTTCAGACACATCTAATTTGTTACCTGTAAACCTAACTTCGAATCCATTGCTAGAAAAATTATTTTCACTATAAAAAAATGACGTCTTTTGCCCTTTAACTAAATCAAACAAAGCTACAAGTTTATTTTTATTAGTTTCAGTTAAGTTTTCATAAACTAATTTTCTTTGCCTTCTTGATGATTCGTGATTAGCAAAAGTAAAAGTTTTACCACCTAATGATTTTTTAGATTTTATACCATCATATACTTTAGATAAACCTATTCCAACATTAGGGTTTTGATCTGGGGAGTATGTATCTTTATTTGCTCCACCTGCACTTGTTCCAAATTTTACTGATGTAATTGCCATAATTTAATTTACCTCTTTTTATATCTCTCTCAAAGTTACTTTTAAACTTCCTGGACTTCTTGTCATAGATTGCACTATAAATTGCTTTCCATTAAACGATTCTCCGAATGGAGCTATAACTTGATTGGTATGGCTAAATGCACATATATCTCCAACTTCCATTAAGTAGAAATATGAACTACCACCAGAGCTACCTGGATTTATAATTTCTGTATTAATAATTAATTTTGGATTTCCTTGAATAGCATTATAATAATTAGCAAAGCCATTATTTCTAGTTCCACCCATATTAGCATCGCCTATCTTATTCCTCAATACAGTCAATTCAGTTGTTTCTACATTCTCTTTTGTAGCTATATTATAATCCCCTCTAGGATCATTTGTAGTATCTTCACAAGTTTGTGTTAAAAATGTCTTATCGTTAATAGGGTTTACTTCGTATTTTATTTCCCTCTTAGTTATTAAAGATTCTATAGGAGTAATTGATATAGTCATATTAGATATATCGTCTTTGCTTATAGTATGTAAGGTAGTCATAGAATCGTCAATATAAATATATTGAGAAGATTGATTTGCTGGACGAAACCTATGTATAAAACCACCTTCAAATTGCACTTGCTCTAACAACTTATTTAATTCTACTTGCTTGTTTGTGTAATATTTACAAAACCAATTAGCTCTATCTGTTTCTAAGTCAGATAAACTTTTTCCATTATTTACTACTGGTGTAGCAGTTACCCCTGCAAACCTATATAACAAATCTCTGTGCATATTAAGAACGTCTGTAATAACCGTGCTTGTACTCCAAGATTTAGTTAATCCGTCTGCTCCTGTATAAAGTCTTTTAATCGATGTTACTGATGTAGATTTAGATAACTTTTCAGCAGTACCATCTGAAGCAGTTGGTTGATCTATCTTTGTTTTTATGGTTAAGAACATATCCTTAACAGTCGCTACTGCTGTATTGTTTGTTCCACTACCTGCGTTAGATGGACTATTTATAAAAAATACATTTAATCTTATTTCGTCTGGCATAGTTTTTAAAGATGAACTAAATACGCTAGTGTCTAATAAATCTACCGTAGTAGATGTTGATGAAGCGTTTGCAGTTCTATCTATGTTCGTAGTTGTTGTTGAGCCATTCCAAGTTGCAGCAACTTGAAAGCGAACAGTTAGAGAGCCATTATTATCTGTAAAACTTGCAGTTTGATGCGTGTAAGTAAAAGAAAGTACAGAGATATTATGTTCTTCTTTTGGTAAATCTGTTAGCACCCATCTTTGAACTGGTGTTACACTAGCATCTGAACCAAAAGTTAAAGTAGAAACCGTTCCAGCTCCAGTTGCGTCATAAGCGTTACCTAAATTAGCAACAATCAAACCAGCGTTACTAGTAGTTTCTGTGCTTACAGTCTGTGGACGAATTTTATATTCTCTTTCTAAATCTAAGTCGGTAAACAATACATTTTTATTGGTATCGTTCGATGCACCCTCGTAATCATCGTGAGAAGCATTTTGTACATCGTCCAAAGGAACGAACATAGGAAAGTTGGTTGCGTCATACATATCTTTTACTGGATAATGTAATCTTCCGTCAGAAACCTCTCTATGAGCCAATCCATTATATACGTCATTATTTAGAGAATCAATCTCTACTGGAAACACTCTAGCATCTGTTACAAAATCTGGGCTGGAATCTGTCGATGTTTCAGGCGATCCTGTTCCATAAAATACTGGATAAAAATTACCCGACTTACTTTGATGTTGAAGAATGTCAATATTTTCTATTGGATTGTAAACAGCTATTGTCATAGACAAAGTATCTACTCCATTAATCTTAACATCTTTTAATCTTCCTTGAAATATTTGTTCTGTGTGTCCACCAACTCTAGAATGAACTATAACTTCGTGATTTATATATCTTCTTGTGCCACCATATATTTCTGCTGCCAATGTTGCGTTACCGTGATTAGCTAAAGTTCCATTTAAGCAAGTTAATGTAATGTTTCCTACTGAAGCAGTAGATTTTGACAAGTCTATAGATTCTCTAATAGATGGACTATTTGTAATAAAGGAATGATATATCGCAGTTCCTGAACCAACTTCTGCTGTACCTAATAATACAACGTGCGTGTTAGGGTTAGGGGTAGCATCTGCATTGTAAGTATTGTTTCTAAATTCAAACAACCATTCTTCTTTGATAGTGCTAGTTAAAGCATTATTGTAGTTTGTTGAACCTGTTAAAGCCATTACGCTAGATTTCGTTTAATTGTATTTTCTATTTCTGGTAGTAAGTTATCTCTTACAAATTCTTGTGTTCCAATGACATTGCCCATAATATTAACATTGATGCTTGATCCTCCACCTGCATCGCCAAAGTCTGGACTTGATAATGGAGTAATATCTACTCTTTCACGCCCTCCACTATTATCTCCAACTTTAATAAATTGTTCTCCTTTGGTAGTAAATGAACCACCACGAGCAAAAGCTGGTGCTTGTTGTCCTGCTATAATACCTATTTGCGCAGCAGACATAGCTCCCATTGCAACTGAAATTGCTTTAGCTCTAGGTATTGCTGAAGCATCAAATAAACTTGCTTCTAGAGCAGCAGTCATTAAACTACTTATGTCTGTAGCAGTTTGTTGTATTACTTGACTAATCTGCATAGCTTGTTGCAGTTTAAATATTCTTTTCTGATCACTTGCAAATTTTGCCCTAATGTCATCTTCCATTGTTTGTCTTTCTTCTATAGAAGCATTTCTAAATTTATCAGTTTTCTTTAGAGCTTTTAATTCATTATTTATCCTTGCATTTAAATTTTGCTCCTGTAAAGAAATAATTTGATTCATAGATTGTGCAAATCCATTAACCATCTGATTTTGGAACATTTCGTCAAATTTAAGAGATGCGTCAAAAGCATCATTTAATCTAGTCATTTCGTTTGCTTCTACTGCTGCTGCTGCGTCATCTCCAAACTTTTTAACTAAATCTTGTAATAAGTTCCCAGAGGGAAACATATTTCTAAACGATAATTCACTTGTTGTAAACATATTATCAATATCTACAAGTCTTTGCATTCCTTCTGCAAAGCTATTTGACATATCCCTGTTAGAAACTGCAAGATTGTCATTTATTAAGGATAATTCTTTCTCTGCTTTTATTAAACTTATCATTGTTGCTATTTCATCTTTTAATGTTGTTTGCAGATTTTGTCCGTGACGTATTCTATTTTCTAGTCCTGCTATTTCTTCCTTGTTTAGAAATGTTTCTTTTCCAAGTTTTTCTATTGCCAATCTATTTAATAGCTCTTGTGCGAGTTGAGTATTTAAATCTTTTTCAGCGTCAGCCAATGTTCTAGATGGATCAAGAGCTTCTTTTAAAAGCTGTATTCTTAGTTCTAGTGCTTCTATAGATTCTTTTACTGCATCTTTTTCCTCTGAAACACCTAACGCTTCTTTTAGCTCTGTAATTTTATCAAGATTAGTTTTATTCAATTCAACAAAGAAATCTTTCATAGTTGTAAAGGCTTTAGTTAAAAATGTCATTTGCCCTCTAATGTTAATCAAATCTCCAAAAGCTGCACTCATTCGAGTAAACGAGTCAGAAAGATTAGACATCATACCTACTGTAGTTTGTGCTAATTTGTCTGTAGCTCCTGCTATACCAGACGCTGGATCTAATAAAGTATCTTGTAACGCTGCTCTAAATTCTGGTAAAGTTAATTTAGTTAAATCGTCTATTCCTTTAAAATCTCTAACAAGTTGTAAAATCCCTCTTTCTCTTAGAATATCTGCTGCACCTGCACCACCTGCGAATGCTCTACCAAGAGCTTGTGCTGCTTCAGTTGCATTTACACCCATAAACGCCGCTAAGTCGGCAGTTGGTTTAATCATTTCTTCTGCATTAGTACCAAATGCTTTTAATGCTGCACCACCTTCAACAACGTCTTGTAGCGTAAATGGAGTTGTAGCTGCTATATCGTTAAACGTTTCAAAAGCCTTGGTACCTTTTTCGACAGATCCGAACATAGAATTTAATCGAACTTTAACTGCTTCAAATTGAGCTGATGTGTCTATAGCTTTTTTAATTGCAGTTACTACCCCACCGAAAGCAAAAGTAACTAAAAGGAGTTTATTTCTTATAACACCAAGATTTCTCTGCAATCCGTCGGTAGAAACTCTCATACGTTTTTGCGAGTTAGTAGTTTTGTCTATAGATTGCTTTAATGCTTTGTTGTTTAATTTTTGTTTATGTATAGATTGGTTTAATTTATCTATTGCTTTTTTTTGTTTGACTACAGTTAATCTATGCTTTTCCTCAGAGTGCATTAAAGTCCTATTGGCTTTTATCAATGCAGCACTTTTAGTATTTATTTTTTTTTGAGATGCTGCTAACTTATCCTGAGCTTTTGCAAGATCATTTAACGTCTTTATTAGCTTTTTACCTGTCTTGCCAGTAGTAAACTTTAATTGTATTTCGAAATTTTTAGCCATTTTGTACTTTATTATATTGTTCTGATTGTATGTAATTTAGCATTTTTTCTACAATATTGCACTTATCAATCCATTTTTTTGGGTGTTTTCCAAAAGAACCTTCATAGGGAGGTACTCCCATCTTTTTACAATAGGTATATCTTTGTATATCTCGTTGTAATCCTTTGTCTATAAAGTGATTAGAACAAGCAAAAAAGGGTAGGTGTGATTTAATTGTTTGGTGTAATGTAAATTGTTTTTTATTGGTAGCGTTATGTTCTTCTAGTTCTTCTTTGAGTAAACCTATAACGTACCAAACGTCGTCCATAGATGTAAAGGTGTGAATGCTGTTATTCTTTTTAAGAGGTAACTTAGCTTTGTATGGAAAGGTAGAATATTGACAACCCTCACACCAATCATCTATTAAGATATTTAGTTCAAGTGAGAGGGTTTCTATTCCCCCAAGCTATTGTATTCCTGAATAGCTAGTTGGAGTTCTACACGATCATTAATCGATAGAGTCTTAATATATTTATCATCTGCTTTCTCTACACCATTTCTAATCCATAGCGTACTTAAACCAAATTGATTTTTAATAATTGATTGTCCATCAACTTCTTCGAATCGTACAGCGTCCATACATTCGTCAAAGCTATCAACGGACATTTCTTTTAGCGTAGCTTTCTTGCCACTCTTAAGCGTTATTTTTTTAGACATTATTTATCCTTGTGTTTGATTATTCTTCTGAAATCGTTACTAGGTTGCCTGATGTTCCAGC